AGTGTTTTAGGAAAATAATTAAAATATCTTGCCATCTTTAATATCCGTATGGAGATGCATTAGTATTAAAATCTTTAGGACTCTTAAAATCTTTCTTTGTGAGAAAAGTAACCTCTTGAAACTGAAGATTTAATTGTATAGCGACAGGCATACCAGTTCTACCTAAAGCTGGTGCTGATTCACCAGGCACTTCATATGCAGAAAAACCATTTGGTGCATAATTAACATCTATAGTTGTTAGTATACATGTTGCAATTGGTGGTATGTTTGGGTTTTGTCCTGAACCATAATAAAAACGAATATCAAACTCTGATGGTGGTATTAGAAAGTTTTGTGCTGTTGCTAATTCTGGTGCTTGGTGAAATCTAAATGTTTCTATAATTCTTTGTACTTCATAAGCTTCTTTTTCGTCTCTTGGATAAAATGTAAAATCAAATTGAAATGTTCTAAAGTTTGGAGACTTATAAATCATCTCTAACATTGGATTTGAAACTGTTCCTGTTGCAGCAGTAAATAATGCTTGACCTGTTGCACCACCAAGTTTATCTACTATATTTTTTGCAAGACCTCCTGCGCCGGCTTTTAATGTAGCAGAAGCTCCTTCAAGAGTACCGCCTTCTTTGTAAGCGTCAACCCCAGATTTACCAGCAGCAAGTAATTGTCCAGCAAGATCACCAGCTAAAGATAATTGGTCGTAAGACTGTGTATAAGTATACTGTAAAGTATCTGGCATGTAAAGTGCAATTGCATCTTTTGTGAGTAAAGTAGTTTTAAGGAAATCAAGACTGCCGCCAGTAATCTTTTTAACAGATTGATCTATGATTGCAGTAGTGGCACCAGCATTACCAGAAACAATTGACGAAGAACTTCCAAAAAGATTTCCTATTCCACCTGCGACACCATTAACTGCTTGTGATAACCCTCCAGCTGCTTGACTTAAAGCACCTGTTAAACCACCTATTTTATTTCCTGTGGCAGCATTTAATTGATTTAAACCACTATTTACTTTACTTAAAATATCAGAACCAAATTTATTGACGGCACCTTGTATGTTACTACCTACACCTCCAAGTTTCCCTGTAACTTGTCCCATTCCACCAAAACCACCAACAGATTGAGTTGTTATTGAACCAGCTTGTTTATCTAACAACTCTTCATTAGATTCTGATGCAGTTCCACTCTTAAAAGAAGTATTTTTTTGCTCACGAATATAAAAGACCATGTAATGGCCTTTATCATAATTACCTACATCAAGTGGATATCTGAGAGTTGTAGCATCAAATTCTGTACCTTCTAGAGCCCTTAAAGGACCTTTGTTTGCAGCAGTACTAGAATTAGAACCTTTATCGAATACTACACTGGCTAAACCGAATAGAGACATTTTTGTCCTTGTTTTGTGAAATAAATAGTATTTATGCCATATTCAGGAAAATTTATACCAAAGAACCCAAAGAAATACAACGGAGACCCATCGAATATCATATATCGTTCGACATGGGAAGTTCGTGTTATGAAGTATTTAGACGAGCATCCAAATGTCATCTGGTGGGCATCAGAAGAACTTCATGTTCCTTATGTTTCTCCTGTAGATAATAGAGTGCATAGATACTTTCCAGACTTTATTGCAAAAACAAAAGATAAAAGTGGTAATTTAAAAACTTTGATGATAGAAGTCAAACCAGAGAAACAAACAAAGATGCCGACACAAACGAAGAAAACGAAAAAGTATCTGGAAGAAGCTGTCACATTTGCAATCAATCAAGCTAAATGGAAAGCAGCTGATCTTTTCTGTAAAGAACATGGCTGGCAGTTTAAAATAATCACTGAAAAAGAACTTGGTATCTAGATAAATACACCATGAAATTAATCGAACGAATAGAAAAACAACTTGCAAAAGAAGGTTTGCAAGTAAGAACAAACGCTGCTAGGCAGTGGTTATTAAATAAAACAAAGAATCTAAGACCTACTCCAGAGACAATTATGAAGGATAGGGATAGATTAAAGAATACTACAATCATAGGAAAGATGTATCATTTTTTCTATGACCCGAAGTACAAGGATTCGTTGCCATATTACGACAGGTTCCCATTGGTGATACCAATAGAACGATACCCAGACGGTTTCTTAGGGTTGAACTTGCATTACATTCACCCAAAGCAACGAATACTTTTACTTGATAAATTAAGCGATATATTAACGAATGACAAATATAACGAAGCAACACGAATGAAAATCAGTTATGATTATCTTTCAGCTGCAAAAAATATATATCAAGCAAAACCTTGTTATAAAAAATATTTGTTTAAACATATAGAATCAAGATTTTTAGAAATCAGTGCAAATGAGTGGGACATAGCCGTTATGGTACCAACAGAGAATTTTGTTGGAGCACGAAAAAATAAAGTATTCAGAGAATCAGAGGACAAATTTTAATGGCTTTCTCACCAAATCTATTTTTATCACATGTAAGAGCAAAAGATGGTCTTGCAAAACCATCTCGTTTCCAAGTTATACTTCCAATACCACCATATATTGGACAGTCAATTGGAAACTCTGTTATTGAAAAAATACTAAATCTACCGAACTCAATATTCAATGATGTATCAGATGCAATCAATTCTGCATTTGGCCGTCAAGGTGCTCAAGACGAATATGCTAAATCATCAAACTCAACGATGACAAGATATCTTTCTTTGCAGTGTGAAGCAGCAGAATTGCCAGGTAGAACATTACAAACGGCAGATGTCAAGATTTATGGTCCAATTTTTAAAGTACCATATCAGACACAATATGCTGATACAACATTAACATTTTTGTGTACAAATGATTTTCATGAGAGAAAACTATTTGATCGTTGGATGGAAGCAATACATCCTTCTGACACAAACAATCTAAGATTTCCTAAAGGTCAGCAATCTAGATATTTAACCAATATTCGCATCATTCAATATGATGATTTCACAAGACAAATATTTGCAGCAGAATTGATTGATGCATTTCCTATTGGTGTCGCACCACAAACTTTAAGTTGGTCTGAAGATGGTTTTCACAGACTATCAATTCAGTTTGCATATCAGAGATATAAACCAATCTATGAAGGCACATTTGACATTGGTCAATCTATTACAGGTCTTCTTGGTGTTGGTCTCTCAAAAGTATTACCATTTGGCAGTTCAACAAATGTAATTGCAAATGCAGCTGGTCGTGTCACTTCTGGTGTAAACAGCGTGATTGGAAAATTATTTTAATTAACAAAGCGAGGATATTATGGCATTACCTAAATTAGATGTTCCTGTTTATTCAGTAAATTTGATTTCTACTGGAAAACCAGTTCGTTTTCGTCCTTTTCTTGTAAAAGAACAAAAACTATTTTTGATGGCCGCATCTTCTGAAGATGAAAAAGAAGTTGTTGGTGTGATTCGTCAAGTATTAAAAAATTGTGTACTTGATGAAATTGATATTGATAATCTACCAACATTTGATCTTGAATTTCTTTTTATGCATCTTCGTGCTAGATCAGTTGAAGAAGTTGTCAATCTAAGATACAAATGCAACAATCAAGTAAAAGATGAAGACGGTAAAGAAAAGAAGTGTGATGGCCTTGTAGAGTTTGATCTTAATCTACTCGAAATACAACCAACAAAAAATCCAGAACATAAAGATAAAATTCAAATTACGGAAAACTTAGGCATTTCATTTAAGTATCCTACTTTTGAAATGATACAGAAGTATGATAATGTAGATGAAAATGAAGTAGTGACTAAAATTTTAATTGATTGTATTGACTTCATCTATGACAAAGACAATATCTATTATGCTAAAGATTCTACGAAAGAAGAATTAGAAGAATTTATTGATAACTTGCAACAAAAAGATTTAGATAAATTTAAATTATTTTTTGATACTATGCCTGAGATTAAAAAAGATTTGCATTTCCAATGCCCAAAATGTAAGTACGAAGAAGACATTACGATAAAGGGTATGCAAAATTTTTTCGTCTAATATTTCGTTATGACAATCTGAAAAACTATTATGAAACAAACTTTGCTCTAATGCAACATCACAAATATAGTTTAACGGAACTCGAAAACATGATACCGTGGGAAAGAAGTATCTATGTTACTTTATTAGTAAATTATTTGAAAGAAGAAAAAGAACGACTGGACATGTTAAAACGACAAAGAAAATAAATGGCAAAAGAATCTATACTTGGTGTACTAGCCAAAGAATTGGGTTACAAAGATCCTAAAGAACTCAAACAAAGAATTGGGTCTGGTGGCGACTTTTCTTCAAATTTGAAAAGTCGTGTAGAATCTGGTGAAGGTCTATTATCTTCTATTGCAGAATCCACTAAAGGTAGAATAAAAGATATTAGAGGAACTTTTTCTGCAAAAGGTCTGAAAAGAATTGTTAGAAAAGCCTACATGTCTGCATTTGGTGGAGATGATATACTTTCATCTTATATGAGAGGTCGCATACAAAATAAAGTAGATAAAATAGATGCAACAAAAAATGTAATTGCAGACACAAAAGAAATATCTGGAGTACAACAAGAATCTGTAAGCTTAGATAATATATCTCTCAAATTAGTCACTCAAAATTCTATGACTTTACCAGGCATTGCAAGAGACATGAATGTGATGCGTCAAAATATGCAAAAATTGGTAAAGATATGGGGTGACAAAGATACGAATGTTGCAACAGGTGCCGATGCACACATGTTGAAAGAGTCCGAAAGAGCAAAGAAATTAGAAGTAATGTCTGAAGAAGAAAGAAAAAAAGATATATCTTTCTTTGAAGAACAAGACAAAAAAGAAGCAGAACTTGAAGCAGGCAGAGGTAAAAAAGAAGGTGCAACAGTTGTACAAGCTGGTGACCAACCAGAAAAGAAAGAAGGATTCTTAGACAACATAATTGCTATGTTTAGTAATGGTTTTATGAATGGTATAAAATCATTATTCTCTGTTAAAAATTTACTGACTGTTGTAAAGAGAGTATTTTTACCTCTTGTGATCATAGGTACTTTATTTTCTGGCATTATGGATGGTTTCAAAAGGTATAAAGAAACAGGAAGTTTTTCAGAAGCCATCGTTGCTGGTCTTGGCGGAATGTTTTCATTTTTAACTGTTGGATTAGTAAATGAAGACACACTAAAAAATCTTTGGGACAAAGTAAGTGGTTTCTTTGAACCAGTAATGAGTACAATCACAGGAATATTTAAAGGCATCAAAGACTTCTTTAAGAAGATGTTTGGTGGTACAGTAGATGTTGAAGATACTGATCCAAAAGCAGATGCAACGAAACCTGCAATGCCAGATACTAAGTCTTTTACACCTGGAAAAGAAACAAAAACAGAACCACCTAAAACAGAAGCAGCACCAACGCCACCTGCACCAGCACCTACACCAACATCTCCAACACCTGTTGCAAAAACACCAGCAACCACACCTACTGCGACACCTGCAAAATCAAAAGCTGTTTTAGAAGTAGAAGCAGAAAAAAACTATCAGAATTATGAAGTAACTCTAGCTGAATTGAAAGACTATTATTTGGATAAAAGAGATGAAAAGAATCAGATGATGCAAAAATTGATGTCTGATCCAAGATATCCAGATGGTGTTATTGACGATCCTTCTTCACCAGAATATCCAAAAGAACTAAAAGCAATTGATGAAAAATATGACAAATTAATTGCTGTTGCTAAGAAAACAGTTGAAGATTACAAAAATAAACCTGGTGTCAAAGAGTACATCAAAAAAATTGAAGCAAAGAGCAAAGACAAATTCTTTGATGAAGATGACATAGAAGATGAACTTGGAGATAAAAAACTAACGACCAAAGTTGCTGGTTCTAAATTTACCACTACACAAACAGAAACAGTTTCAGGTGGCGGTTCAACAATTAATAAAAGAGTTCTTTCTGAAGATGCCAAAAAAGCACAAGAAGAATTGAAAAAGTTAGATGATCGTCAGGCAGAAGAAAGAAAAAAAGTTGTTGACAAACTTAAGTCTGAAGGTAAAATTACAGGTCGTTTCGCAAAGTCATCTGATTTTCAAAATATAGATGAACTGAAGAATCTAAAAGCAAAACAAGATGCTGAAAGAGCAAATTTAGTCCAAAGAATAGATTCTGGCACTTCGATGCAAACCACATCTACACCTGGTGCTGCACCAAGTGGTGGTGGAGGTGGTTCTGTTAGTGCTGCACCTTCTGAGTCAGCCAAAGCACCTTCGGCAATATCTGCTCAACCACCAACATCTGGAAGTGAATTGTCTTCAGCATCCAGTCAAATTGCAGAAGGACAGAGAATGGAATCGGCAGCTGACATTGGTTCTGTAGTCAACTCACCAATTACAAATAATAGTAGTTCATCAGCAGGTAAACAACCAAAACAAAAATCGTCAAATGTATACAATGAAGATTTAACCGCATTATTGGTTGGTACTTAACATGGCAACAGTATCAGAAGAACTCAAAGATTCTATAAAATCCAAAATATCACTTAAGATACTTGGTAAAAATATGATGACACTTCCTGGTATTGCCAGAGATTTGAATGTTGCTCGCCAAAATGCACAACAACTCGTAAAAATAATGGGTGGTGAAGCTGCAACTGGTGCTGATGCTCATATGTTGAAAGAGAGTGAAAGAAGTAAAAAGTTTGAGGTTGAATCAGAAAAAGAAAAAGAATCTTTAAAAGTTCAAAGAGAAGAGAGTAAAAAAGAAGAACCAAAAAAACCAAGTTTCTTTGAAAAAATGAAGCAGACAAAAGTTAGAAAGAAAGCGACAAACTTAAAAGATAAATTTTCTCAAAATAAATTTGTAAAAGCTTTCAGTAAATATTTTAAGATTGCTGCAATATTAGGGTTGGTGTTTCTTGCGTTTAAAGATACATTAATTGAATGGGCAAAAGGTCTTTATGATACTATTAAACAAAAATTTGATGAATTTGTTGGTCAACTAAAAGAATGGTTTGATGAAATTGTTCAACCAATAATTGACAAAGTAAAAAAGTTTATCATGCCAATTATTGATGCAATATCAGATTTCTTCAAATCAATTGGTGATTGGTTTGTTGATAAATTTGGTTTCATAGGTGAATGGTTTACGAACACATTTTCTTTCGTAGGAAAGATTGTAGACAAATTTAAAGAAATGATAGAGGGTGTCAAAGAAACATTAAGAAACGCATATGAAAAAGCCCCTTCTGTATTACAAAAACTCGTTCCTGACTTCGTTGTTAAATTTATTGGTGCCAAAACTGAAAAAGAAAAAGAAGAAGAAAAGAAAAAAGAAGAAACTCAAAAGAGAGCATTGAGTAATGTTGTTGATGATTCTAAAGAATCTCAGAAATTACAGAGACAGCAATCTCAAGCACAACAGGCAGAAAAAGAACGAGCAGAGATACCGAAAAGACAAGAAGAACGACAGAAAAAGATTGAAGAACGAGATAAAGTCGCTGCTCTTGAAAAAGAAAAACAATATACCGGCACAGATGAGATAGTTCGTGCAAGACTTGGTCTTCCTTCTGTTGCTGCTTCTCAAATGGATGTTGGTCCTGAAGTTACAGAACCAAGAACTCCTTTGTCGCCAACACCAGTGGTTGCAGAGGCCGCACCACAGAAACCACCATCACCAATCAGTGCAGAACCACCAACAGCAACAGCTAAACAAGCAGAAGGTCCTGCGGCAGGAGGTGGATCATTAGCATCTGTCGCATCTGTTCAACCTGGTGTTGATCTTTCTGGTATAAATCCAGAATTTGAAAAACGTCTTGTAAACATGGCAACTGCATTTAAAGAACAGACTGGTAAAAAAGTATTAATTACATCTGCATATCGTAGTAATGAAAAGCAAGCAGAACTGTTTAATGCAAAACTAAAAGAAGTTGGTGGTGATAGAGCTAAAGCGAGAAAGATGGTTGCAGAACCAATGCCACCTCTTGGACAAGGCCGTGGTAGTTTTCACCTTAAAGGTCTTGCAATTGATATTAATTCAAAAGGTGCAGGTGGTATTAATGCATTAGCAGGATCAAGAGACAATCCAACAGGGTGGTTAGAGAGATTTGGTTTAACGAGACCAGTCAAAAATGAAGACTGGCACATTCAACCATCTGGTACAGTACCTACTGCTGATAATCCAGTAAGTCCAGGAACACCTACTCTTGTTGCAGGTAAAGATGGTAAACCAATGAATCTTGCAGAAGGTAAGAAAGAAACAATGCCTCAGGCATCAGCAATGCAAACTGTTGCATCTGGTGGTGAAGTGTCTGCTGCATCAAATCAAGTAGCAGTTTCACATAGAGAACAAATTAAACCACAAACACCTGTTGTTGTAAATGCACCAGTAACGAACAATAATATCACACAAACAAATCAAACAATCGCCAAGGGTAAACCTTGTGGTTCTTCAAATGCTCTAGTAAACAGAGTGGCATAAAAAACCCCGCCGAAGCGGGGTTGCACTTGCATGGGATTCTTTAATCGGCATTTGCCAAAGATTTAAAATAATCTAAATCTTCATCATCTACACCAGCTGAATCAAAATTAACTTCTTCATCCAATGTTGGTGATGTGTCAGCAGCCTTTGTTTTTGGTTGTACAGATTCAAGTCCTAGTGCCTTATCAAGGCGACCTTTGAGCTGTTCATAAGTCTTGAATTGTTTCTTCTCAGTAAACTCTTTGAGAGAGAATTCTGATTTCCAAAGTTCTTCAAGTTTCTCATCATCACCATCAAACAAAGCAGACTTATCTGCAAACTCTGATTTATCGTAGTTCTGATAACCCTCTACTTTACGAATCTTGAGTTTGAAGTTTGCACCTTCCCACATATCAAATGGGTTTACGGGTGTCTCATCAGCAAATTCTGGATTCATTGCCTCTGTAATCTTATCAAAGATTTTCTTACCAAACTTAAAGAGTTTAATTTGGCCTTCATTCTCAGGATTAGAAGGGTCAGAAACAATCAATACATTGGCGATGTAAGAGAGTTTGCGTTTTTGTTTA